TTACTCCGAAGACATACTATCCAAATATATAATGGCTAGATTTGCAAAAGGTAGTAGAGCATTAGCGATCTCTGATAGATCAGGCGCAGCTTTTCCATATCGAGAAATGGTAAAAGAATGGACTGGTGCGTGGGTACATATTTCTGAATTTGAGCCTAAACAACCACAATTAGAACCACATCCTGTAGGAGCTGATCCACAAGGATTATTACATGCAAGACCTGCAAGAGTTGAGTTTCCGGTACAAGATATTTTACCAAACAATCCATTTACTACAACAGCAGCATCTAAAGTTTTAAGTGTTTCTTTTCCAAATAATGGTTTAAATGAAGGAACATCTTACGTAAGATTTAGTGATTTAAAACAAACTGTAGGTGGAGTTGCAATTACAACTTTAGAATTATCTACAACGTTAAATGGAAACATAAGTAATTCTGCTACATCAATTGTTTTAACTGATGGATCTGAATTTCCAACAGCCGGATATATTGTTATAGAAAAAGTTTATACACAAGCTGATTTAACAGCAGGTGTAATTACTAATCCATTATTAGTTGGAACATATGCAAATGAAACTATTCAATATACAGGTAGGTCTACACACACATTAACAGGATGTACACGTGGAACAGCTGCACCATTTAGAGGAAAAACTTTAGCTAACACTACAGCTATTGCTCATACTTCTGGCGCAAAAATTTATGGATCGTATCTTGCAACAGCAATTGGAACAACAGTAATAGTTGGTCCTAAAACATCACAAACAGAAACACAATATAATTCATTAACAGTGCCTTTAGTTTCTAATGCTACAAGTGCACAAACAGGAGGCGGTTTTCAATGTACAATTGGACCGGTTAATGATAGAGGTTAGTTATGTCAGGAATTAGTTATAATACATTAGTTACACAAATAAGAAATTACACAGAAGTAGATTCTAACGTTTTTACAACTGATGTTTTAGAAAGTTTTATTTTAAACGCTCAACAAAGAATCATGATGGATTTACCTATGGATTCAGACAGATTCGTGGACCAAGGTACATTTGCAACAGATGTAAATAATGTTAGAGTTCCGGCAGGAGCTTTATTTATTAGAGGTATAGAAGTATTTAATGCTACTAATTCTACTGAACAAGGTACATGGTTGGAAAGACGAGATCAAACTTTTTTAAGTGAGTATGTAGGAAGATTAACAGGTCCAGAAGGATCAACTACATCAGGTGCAGATGTTACTGGAAAACCTAAATATTACTCAATGTTTGGTGGAGCAACAGGGTTATCTGATACTACATCAGGAGGTATTTATGTAGCCCCTACTCCAGACGCTAATTATATATATAGAATATACTTTAATAAAATGCCAGATACTCTAGAGTCTAGTAATCAAACAAATTATATTAGTTTAAATTTCCCTCAAGGTCTGTTATATGCTTGTTTAGTAGAGGCATATGGATTTTTAAAAGGTCCAACAGACATGTTGACATTATACGAACAGAAGTATAAAACTGAATTACAAAAGTTTGCAGCGATGCAAATTGGAAGAAGAAGACGAGACGATTACACGGATGGAACAATAAGAATTCCAATCGAGTCACCGCCTCAATAATTAGGAGATAAAAAATTATGGCAATAACATCAGCAGTATGTAACAGTTTTAAAGCAGAAGTTTTACAAGCTTTACATAATTTTACAGCGTCATCTGGAAATACTTTTAAATTAGCTTTGTACACAAGTAGTGCTACTTTAAATAAATCTACAACAGCTTATAGTACGTCAAACGAAATATCAAACACATCAGGTTCAGCTTATTCTGCAGGTGGTGCAGCACTTACAAGTGTAACACCTGTTTTATCTACGGATACAGCAGTTTGTGATTTTGCAGACCTTAGTTTTACTTCTGCTTCATTCACAGCTAATGGTTGTTTAATTTATAATGATACAAACGCTGATAGAGCAGTTTGTGCTATAGCCTTTGGCTCAGACAAAACTGTAACAAGTGGAACTTTTACAATTCAATTTCCAACAGCAGACGCATCTAACGCAATACTTCGTATAGCATAAGGAGGAAATCCTTATGTCGGTAACCCGAACATTTACAGTAACAGTAGTTAGCACTGGTTCCGGCAATAAATATTTTATTGATGGTGTTCAAACACCTACTTTAGAATTAGTTGAAGGTGCAACTTTTAGATTTGATCAATCAGATTCTACAAATGGAAGTCACCCATTAAGATTTGCAACAGCCGCAGATGCTTCAGGTGGAACACAATATACAACTAACGTTACAACAAATGGAACTCCAGGATCATCTGGAGCTTACACACAAATTGAAGTAGCTTCTGGTGCACCAACTCTTTATTACTATTGTACCAATCATGGAGGCATGGGTGGTCAAGCAAACACACCTAACTCTGATTTTTGGGGAGCAGGAAATTGGAGTGCCAATCTTTGGGGAATTGAAGAAGCATTTTCTTTAGGTTGGGGTGCACAAGCATGGAATGATGGTGAATGGGGAGAACTTAATGATGTAATTTTTACACTTACTGGAGTTTCTTCTACTTCATCAATAGGTTCACCTACAATTACAACAGAAATAAATACCGGTTGGGGACAAGATGGTTGGGGTGTTGAGAACTGGGGTCAATCTGGAATAACAATTGAATTAACTGGTGTGGAAGCAACTACAGCTATTGGAGAAGACGTTAGTTGG